CCTTTACCTCCGGCAAACTCATTGTGTCTGTATTCACCCAATGTTCACGAATCATCTTTTTCCTCCAAAATGGGTTCACTTGTGATTTCCGTATTCTCTCCAATAAGCCATACATCAGTTGTGATGTCGCCCTGTTTGATGTAAATCAACTGATCGAATCCCTTGTAAATATCCTGCGTTCTTCCGTGGATAAAACGGATCTCCGCTGTTTTCTTGGCATTGGTGAAAATGCTATATGCCTGTTTCAGCGTCTTGCCCTTGATCCAGATGTGAAGCTGTTTGTTGTAATACCCAATCTGAGCATCCAACTTGCTTCCATCACCCAGAACAACATACGGCTCAAGAATCACCATCTTTTTCTTCCTCCTTAGGTTCTTCCTTGCCATTGCGGATCGCTTCCAGACAAAGCAGAAGGTTGCTCTGTGCATTGCTGATTTCCTTGCCGAGGTATTCACCGTAACCCTTTGGTAGCACAGCGAGGACAGTTGCAGGGATGATGATGTTTGCCAACCCATTGGCGGTGATTTCGATGACCTGTTCAATGCTCATTTTCGTTTCCATGTTGCCCCTCCTTTTTATGACCATGTTAGTGATGCTTGAGTGAATTTCGCTGGCGTGTAATCAATTTTTTCTGCCTCATATGTCGACTCTGTGTATTTTGAAGGCGTAATTGTAAAAGATGATGCGGTATAGTGTGATGATGCGGCAGTCCAGTAATCGATAGATCCTGTCCAATATGCCAAACTGGAGCGAGTATATTTATATGATTCTTGTGTCCATGAGGATTTACTATATGCGGAGTTTGAATAATTCAACTTTGCTTGTTCAAACACAGCCTTGTTCAATTTTGCTGTGTATTTTGTTTCTGTTGTCCCAACATTCCCTCCAGACGATGTCCCTTTCTTCGGGCCGCTGATTGTGTTCCCACTCCGTGATATTTTATCGCACGCCGCATCCCAGCCAGCAGAAAACCCGGCGTTATACGAATCTTTTGTGTCAATTGACAGATTTTCTCTATACACATTATTGCTTTTTTCGTCATAACAATAGAAATCTTGAGTAAAGGATTTTTTGTTCGTTGCCCACGTTTTAGCTCCTGTAAAGATTATTCCATTAATAGCCGGGCCAGTAAAAGTTTGGCCTTGAGGGCTGAGGGTCACTCTCGGCGCACCACCAGCCCATGACCAACTTGCGGAGCTGGCGGCTTTGCTAAAAGTTACTGTATCTCCGTTCGCTTTTGTTAGGGTAAGAGTGTTCCCACTAACAGAAGCATCTTTTATGAAACTTGCAATCCCGGAAACATCCACATTATTGATGAATGTGCAATCAACACTGCTTGCGTCAAGATTTGTGCAATCTATCCCTTCTGCGGTAAGCGGCCCGGTGATGACTTCCCCTGCATCAAGTGTACCAACGCCAAGTGTGCCGGAAGCAACCGTATCGGCATCAAGATAATCAGCTTCGATTGTGCCGACCCTCGCCTTTAATGCGTTCAGATCAGCGATCGTTGCTTTATCTGCAACGATACCTTCCAGCGTGTTGATATCTTGTCCGGTATCCGTCATCCATTGCTGTACGTTGCTGGTGGTTCCAATACGCACCTGTGATGCTTCAACATCCACCCGGTCGCCACGGATTTTTGTAGCCGTTCCTACATCATTGATCTTTTCGACCATCACGCCGCCCGTAAGGTTGCCTTGATCGTAAAGGCCGAACTCCACATTGTTCCTGCGGATCAGCATACCGCCGCCAGAAATAACTTTCAGCGTTCTCTTGCCCGTTGTCGGATCGGTTACAACCTCAAACTCACCAACAACACCCGTGATGTTATTGCGCTGTACCCATAACGCAGAACCCGTAATTCCATTCACGGTGGATTGGATTTCCGGGACGGTTATCATCAATCCGTCAATATCTTCCTTGAGATACTGATGCAGATGGTTAGCAGTTACCGATCCCTGCGAAATTTTGCTCCCATTGACGGCATTATCGGCAATATCCTTTGAGCCAACCGCCCCAGCGGAAAATGATCCTGCTTGAATCGTGTTCTGGCGAATCAACGCACCGTTGATTTCCGGGATCTGCCATTGTCCGATCTTCCTTGTACCGTTCCAATGCCGAAGATTTCCGATAGTAACGGAATTGAGCATTCCCGTAAGGATATCATGCTCAACACCAATCACTTGCGCTTGATACTGATACCCACGAACCTTATCTTTGATCGAAAGGATGTCATACAGATAAACCTTGTCGAGTCCTTTGTACTGAGCGTATTCTTCAGTATCCCCCAAAGAGAGGAACTCTATTGTCATCTGTATTTCCGGGGTATCAATCATATCCACGCTGAAGCGATTCTGAGCGGCTTGCAGAAGTTTTGCTTGAACGTTGTCTGCGGTTACGCCGTCCTTGCCGATCTGCATTTCCGTGTCATAGATTTCCAGCCGTGGATTGGTATAATTCCCGATGTACGGACTATCAATGTATTTTTTCCCATTGTAATTCAGCCAGACGATATTTCCTTCCGCATCCTTCGCAATGGGAGCAATGCGTGTGAATGTATTTTCAATGCTTTCCGTGCGCTCAACGCCAAGAAGGTTCTTTCCGTCTTCGATTACGAACCCCCGGTCATAACCTACATTCTTCAAGCAATAAAAAGCGTCATTATTGCGAATGAGCGACAACCCGTACAAGGCGCAGATGCCCCTTTCCGGGTCGAGGAAGGTTTCCACAAGGTTCTTGTTTGAGAAATCCAGTTTACTGCTTGGAAGCGTATTCAGACTATCACTTGCGACAACATACCCGGTCGGAAAAATGGTATTATTCATCACGGCACGGCAAACTTCTGCGCCGCTGTATTCGTGATTCGCTTCCGGCACCCATGTAGTGTGATTCTGAAGATTGCGATACCAAATGTGCCTTGCATGAATGGCTACAGCAGAATCGTCCTCAACAACCTCATATACTTCAAAAAACTGCTCCTGTAAGCGTGTAGGAGTATCAATGGCTTCCAGACCAACAAAGCTCCGGGGAATCGGAACCGTCTGCGGTGTGAGCTGGGCAAGATCCGTGTTGGAAATATACCCGGTTGTTACTGTTTTCTTTCCGTTGCTCTTGGTGGCGGTTGCCACAACCTTTTTTGCGTTCGATTGTGAAGAAGATGTATTTTCATATACAGAAACATCTTCCTTGCTGGTATCCAGCTTACCTATCTCAGCAAGTCCCAGCGCAGTACCAACCCCGGCAAGGATTGTCAAAAGTGCCATTTCTCCACCACCTTATCTGTAACGGGTTACCTCTGACGCATACGCATCTTCGTTTATGACGGGCGGCATACGCACAGGAACTTCACATTTCAATATCGTCCCGACCTTTGCCGCCTTCCATTTGTTATATTGATCGTATGTCATCTTGATTGTGACTTCACACAATCCGTTTTTCTCTTCTGTAAACGTGGCTTCAAGCGGCTTTAAATCGCCTACAAGACCAGTTGTAGTGAAGTCCGTGCAATCATGCGGATATACGTAAATGGGGTGATTCTGCGCCATTACAGCCACCTCCAATGCGGCGTTATTGTCATTCGTGTAATACCGCTTCCGAAGACAATATCATTAATCCCGGTTCTCAGCACAGGGAAATCACCTGTCATCGTTCTTGCGCCGCTATTATGGTATACATAACCTGCATCACAATCCAGAAACACAGGCTGGCCGGAAGACATTCCCGTGATCGTTACGGACGAACCGTTTATGCTGAAGGTTACATTTCCAGAACCTTCAATCTTGAGCAGGGGTAACGCTTCATACGTTCCGGGGTTGCTGATCTGCGAACTACCCGTCAGAACGATTTCCGTATCCTGCGCTTCTACCATAAACGGCTCACAATCAAACACGATCCGGGCGGTGTCAAAGAATCCTTTATTCCCTCGCTGTCTGTCCCACTGTATTTCCTGCTTTACGCTTGCCTTGTACGCCTTAGTAGGATCATCGCTCAGAATGAGTTTCCCGGAGCCGCTTGCCCATGCATTGACGATTTGCCGTGTATGTGCCGACCCATCAATCAGCACAAGCGTAAGCGCAACCTCATAATTGGAATATCCTTCGTCAATATGAAGTGCGCCGTCTCTGCCTTTGACGTAATATTCCGAATACCGCATGGGCGCACGTTTATGGCTCGGCATCTGCGCAACTTCCACGCCGCCGAGCGTTGCTGTGCTGACATCCTTGAATATCGCAAAGCTCATGCGTTAACCCCCCATTGCCCTTAATCTGGAATAACTGCTTGCCGTGATGTTCTTATCAATCCGGCGTGTGGTAAGGTCGCCAACCTTCTCACCATTGAGCAGAACATTGATCCTACCCATAGCCGCCCGGATTTCTGCGCCGATGTCCGCACCGATGTTGTAAGATCCTTCCCCATCCCTGTACTTTCGTGCCTGTGACTTCGTAAGCACCATTTCATCACGATGGAGCAAAGCAGGAAAATTGTCGTAAGGTACATCCCAATTGCCTTTGGCAAAAGATCCCCCCATAGACGCTCCTCCTTCGGGAAAATACCTACGGTCGGAACCATCTTCATATGTTTTGATTTTGACTCCATCGTCATCCACCGTTTCTGAAACTACCTTCTTGTTAACGTTAACTCCAAGATTTACTGTTCCTCCATCAAGACCAAGAAATTTTTGTATTTCACCAATTACATTGCTGACCGTATCAATGATCCCTTGAACGGCATCTTTTACGCCATTAAACATCGACTCTATCGGATCAAGGATTGGTTTAAGAGCAGTTTTTACAGCCTTCCACGCACTTTCTACATTATCTTTGACACCATTCCAAAGTTTCTTAATAGCTTCCCAGACAGGAGAAAAAAATTCTTTGATGGGTTGCCATACGTTTTCATCAAACCAAGACGCTATTGCGTTCCATGCGGCTGTTATCAATCCAAGCGGATCATTCCAAAGGATGGACAGGGATGCCCACATGGATTCAAAAAATTCCCCAATAGGCTTGAATACGTTACTATCAAACCACGCAGAAATTGTTCCCCATGCCTCTTCAATAGGTTCTGCAACGGATTCTTCCCACCATTTTGAAATGACATCCCACGCAAATTCTGCCGCTATTTTTATATCTTCCCAGATTTTAACAAGAGTTGCTTTTACAGTTTCCCAATTTGTAACAAGCAAGAACGCTCCAGCCGCAAGTAATGCAAGAGTAAGCGCAACAGGATTCAAGCTCGAAACGAAAGAAGCAATCTTTCCTACCTCAAAAGCCGCAATAACAGCACCTATTGCTGTCACAACCTCTGTCTGGTGTTCTTCGATCCACGCCAGCACTTTCTGAACTGTATCAAGTCCGTTCCCTATCATTTGCAATACAGGAGAATCGGAATCCTTGAGCTTCTGAATCGTGCCGGGAAAATCGTTTATGAGCATCGACAATCCGTTGATTGCATCCTTCGCAACCTCAACGCCTTTGCCGATAAACTGCACAATCGGATTGTCCGAATTCTTCAGTTTTTCAGAAAGCCGACCCATACCATTTACAAGTTCCGGGATCAGACCTTTTATAAAATCACCAATGCCGCTCAATGCGTTCTTGAACACAGGCAACATATTCTTCAGCATCTTTTTGACGCTTTCAGCGAGGTTTTTTGTTGCCTGTTTTACATTCTGACCACTTCCAAAGGCAACAAGCAAGTCTTTCCAAGCCGCCTTCGTGCTTGCCATAGTACCTTGAATTGTATCAGCGGCTTCCTTCCCTGCATAACCAGCCATGCCCTGCATTTCGATATAATCAATCAGCGCAGATTGCATATCTGCAAGGTTGCCGAGCTGGTACTTGGTTGCCTTTCCGTTGGCTTTATTCCAATTGTTGACGGTTTTGATTAGATCATTAAATCCCTCTTTTGTCGGCACGATACCCAGCTGAAGGTTATCAAGCATTGTGAAATTGTTGCGCATCAGACCAGTAAATGCGTGGGCAACAGCTTCCTGCGATGCACCTGTTGCGGCTACAACATCTGCTTGCGCTGTAATTATCCTGTCCGCAAGATCTGCCGCCGCCTGTGCGTCCCCTTTCAGTGATGTTTTCAAGCCTGTCGCAAAAGCATTCGCCTGTTCCAGATATTCATTCTGCGACATCTGGACATTTTTGTATGCTTCGGATGCTTTCTTCATCACAAAGTCATACGCTTCACCGAACATGAGCTTCGTGCCGCCTTCGAGCTGTTCAAACGTGGAATATGCGTCCATCGTTTTGCTCATTGCATCCTTGGCGATTCTTCCAACCGATGTGACAGCCTTCTTTGCAAAATCGGCGATCAACTGCCCCTTTGCAACAGACCATGAAGAAAGTTTGCTTCCCCACTTTTTAACGCCCTTTTCAGACGAATCAAGCGCACTATTCAGTTCACTTCGATCTGCTTTAATCAGATATACAAATTCACCTGCTGTCACTTTCTCACCACCCTTAACTGAAAAGCTCGATCACACGTTCTCTGACCTTCTTCGGGTCTTCTGGCGGCTGTTTATGAATGATTTCCGGGTAAAACGGTGTTTGAAGATCTTTGCCGCCAATCGCATACGTTGCGCTCACCAGATACCATAAATGAGTCGCCATATATTCCTGCCAATACAGCTCTTCAAACCGCTGTGCTAATAGTGCCGTATACGCACCAAAGCCGTGCCATCCGTACTTTACAACGATTGCGATTGCTTCTTGCCTTTGTCTTTTATCGAACGCACGGAATCCGTAAAAAAACCAGCGAGAACATCATCGTAGCTTTCACGAAGCATTTTGATCGTTTCCGCAAAGTTCATTTTCCCTACCTGTGCCATAGGAACCATCTGCAATGCGCCGATGATTTCATACAGATCGTTTTTATGCTTTTTCAAGGCATACGCCACGATGCGTGGAAGCATTTTGCCGATTGCATCAAACAGCGACATATCGCCGAGCTTCTGCAAATCATCCATCAGCTCCATCATTTCCGGGTCATCACAAAGGTTGCTGATGGGCGTGGAAATACGGATAACCGCTTCCATTGCTTGGTCATTGTTCATTTCAGAAATCTTCATGTCTTTTTGTCCTCCTTACAAAAAAACACGGGGACGGGGACAATCCCCCATCCCCTTTGTTATAGGTTGCTTGCCATCTTTTTACGGCGTGGTTCCTTCACTTGGCGTGGTTCCTTCACTTGGCGTGGTTCCAGCACTCGCTTTGTTAAAGAAGATCACTCTGAACGGAGCATTGTCATAATCCATGACATCTTCCTGTCGTGCGTGGAACTCAAAGGGCATCGTGCCTTCACCCTTATCAGTGAAAGTAAGGCTGAAGTCTGCCGTATTAAAAGCGTTGTCCAGCTCGATCAGCACGAGCCGACCGTCCGCAAGGTCACCAACCCAGCACAGGCTGTCGATGTAATCCGTATCCGGGTCAATAGCCGTGCGCATGGTGACAGTTGTTTTCTGCCCTTCTGTTACGGAATCACCCGTACCAAGCAAACGCTTGAAATTTTCCGGGTTTACTTCGAGCAAAGTACCGGAAAGATACGCTTCAGCGGAATCAACGAAGTCCGCACCCTTAAACGGGTAGCGCATTCCATCCACTTCCGGCGTTCTGGTGTCACGGGTAACATTGAAGGAACCACCGCCCCGTGTAACGCCGAGGATGTTTGTATCTTCGCTGACAGCGGTCTTGATTGCCGCCTTGAGTGCCGCCGCATCAGCGATAGCAGAATGATCGAAATCCACAAGGAAAATCCCGGCATTCAGCTGAAGGTTTTTAAACGCTTCAGAGCGAATGGGGGATGTCATTCCCGGTGCGCCCATATGATTGTTCTCCTTTCTTAAATTCCTGCAACGTGGTATGCGTTCATGCTCATATTGATGTATAACGCTTTGGTATCATTTTCTTCATCTGTCTGCTCTTGGAAAAAAGGATTTTCCGCATACAGATAAACATACCCACCATCTATATCAAGCTTCACGCCCTCTCCAATAGCCGCCAAAATCTGGTCAGCTTTTTCCAAGGCTTCCGCATACCCCTTTGTCCTGCACCATAAAATGCAGTAAAACGTGGCCTTTTCTCGCCACTCCGGTTCACGTATCGGATACGTGATATAGGGAAGTTCCAGATCGTCTGGAACGCTGGTTTCTGAATACGCTGGCAATCCGAAACCGCTGAAAAAGGTTTTCAAAGCCTTTGCGGTTTCCCTCATGTGAGTTCCCACCTTTCAGCGGTTACCTTGGCAATTGGGATCGTGCTGGCCGGGTGTGCTTCAGAATCCTTGCTGTTGCTTGTAACCCGGAAGATTGCTCCGTCTGAAAGACGCTTGAAGACTTCATGGTAGGAAAGCGAAAAGCTCTTCTTCGTTACAACGGTGAATATTTCGCTCACGCCCTCTTGCTGTGCAACAACCGCTTCCGTACTTGAATCTTTGGCAATTGCCGCATCGAACGTGACTCCTTCTTCCCATTCTTTCTTCTCGTACCCACCGTAAGGATCATCTCGCCGGATATAGTTCATAATCCTACATGGTTCCATCATCTGATACAGGATGTTCAAAAGCTCACCTTCCTCCAGCGGTTAAGGCGTGTTCCAAACACATCCTGCCACGTTATACTGCCGCCAGCACCCGTGCCGCCCTGCGCCTTGGTATACGAGTACACTCCCAGAACGCTTTCGCTCTGAAGCGGAGAATTGACTTTTTCACCGTTTTCATCCACCCACGCTTTGATCTCCTGCACCAGCGCAATCACCGCAGGAGGAACAGCAAGAGCGCAAATCGTTCCCGTAAACGATTCCGGCGCAAGCCCCACCTCTTCGGTGTCATCGTCATTCTTGATTCCGTCTTCATGGTACGTGTACATTCCGTCATTCAGCACAGAGCCGATAATCAGAAACCTTTGACCATCCAAAAGCTGAAGGGAGATCATGCCGTCAGCGATTTCAAAGGTGCCCGTATGGTACGCAACGATGAAATAATTGTGGATGTACTCACAAACTTGCTGAAGCATGATCCCCCCTCCTTTCTTAAGCGGTTTTCTTGCGGCTTTTTACGGCCTTTTTCGGCGTTTCTGCCGTATGCACGGGTTTTTCCTCTACCGCTTCAATCAAGCGCATTTTTGATGGGTTTTTGCCCGTCAAAAGCTGGTTGATGCGGTTCTCGGTGACGGAGAATCCTTTACGGGGATATTCATCCCCTTTGTGATACAGGAACCGTTCGTCCTGTAAATCACGGAAATCCATTGCCGCCACGTATTTCATCGTTTAACCCTCCGGGGTAGACGGGGTGCTTGCACCAACGGTGATGTTGGCGATACCATCAAGGTATTCTGCCCACAGGGTCATGCCCATCAGAGCAAAGCTCTCGCCCACGGCGGTGTTGTAGTTGCCCTGCGCATGGAAGCCGATGAGGTTGGTTTCACCACGAACGGTGTAAGTCAGACCCAAACGGGCAAACTCGCTGTCAGCAGGATCAATGTAATACAGGTCGATGTTCTCAACCGGGGTCGCAATGACCTTGTTACGGGCAATGAAGTTCGCCGGGAGCAGGAACAGCGTGGAGTACCCAAGGAAGTTCTCAACGTAGGTCAGACCGAACTGAGTCTGCACACTGATATTCGCCTGTCCCAGATAGTCATACGCATCCAGAATGTTGGCAAAGCCAACAATGGCGGTGACATCCTTCTGCATGGTGGCGAACTTGTTGAGAACTTCGCCCTGTGCCTTGGCAAGAGCGGCCTGCCAAGTGGCGGCATTTCCGGTCAGAGAACCCGTGTTAAGGAAGGTATAGAACCGACCCAGCACGTTGTTCTGAAGGCTGGTAAGGAACGCATCATCGCTCTTTTCGATAGCGATGGCCGCACCATACTTCTCCACATCTTCGATGGGAACAGCCTTGGCGTACTTCTCAATAGTGAGATCAGCCTTTGCCGCCTCGGTGATGGTGGCCTTGCTGTAAGGAATAACGCATCCGGGATTAACACTACCGCTTGCCAGCGCAACCCCAGCGTTATAGGAAACCAGCTTAGTTCCGGGGGTCTTGCGGATCGGACGCACAACGCCCAGAATCCGGCGCAGAGCATCCCAGTTCTCAGTGAACCTGTTTACGAAATCCATCTCACGAGCCGTGACAGCATTACTGCCCGTGCCGTAGCTGTTGGGCAGATTATCACGGGGATTGGTAAGGGTTTCAACGTTAGTTGCCATTTCTCAATCATCCTTTCGCTAAGTTTTCGGCAATTGCTTTCTGCCGTTCTTCGGTGGAGAGCTTGTAACGCCCGTGTTCATCCTTCGCATAGATTTCTTCCATCGAGCGTTTGCCGTTATTCACGGTGGGTGGATTATCAATCTTTGCGCCCTGCGTTGTAACGGTTGTTTTGAATTCTCCCCAATCATCGTTGATGGTCTTTTTCAGCTCGTCAGCGTTGGTGATGTTGCCGTCCTTATCCAGCTTGACCTTGGAAAGATCGGACAATTTGAGAATTTTGTCCAGCCGTTTTTCGCTGATGCCTTCATCAGCAAGCAGTTTCCTGTAAGCCGCCTGTACTTTGGCGGTTTCAGCTTCATTGGCGGTCTGTTTCTTGAAGTCTTCAAAGGCGTTGTGTTCGTCTTCGTACTTCTTCTTCCAATCCTCGCCGCCATTGATGCTGTCCAACTGCTTCTGGAGATCGGCGGCTTTGTCTGCTTCGGCCTTCCACTTGTCCCGGTCATCCTTGATGCTGTCTGTGACAGCAATATGACCGTCCATGATCTGCTGTTCCTTTTCCTCCGGGGAAAGGTCTTCATTACGGATAATCCCGGCAAGCCATTTCCTGCCAAACGATGCTGTAGCCATCAATATTCCTCCCATTACTTCGGTGCATTGCTTCGCACTACGGAGATTTTTGAGCGATACTTTGCTCTACCGTAAATTCTACAAGCAGAAAGGAGCGTTGTCTTTGGCAGGATGTTGAAATTTTCGGCATAATAAAAGGAATGTGCGCTTTGCACATCCCAATTATGGTTCTTTATTATTTCTTAAGTTCGGTTTGAAAGATTTTTTCGTATTCAGCCTTGTGATTTTCAACTGCTGGGCGAAGATACGGTTTTCCGGGTACAAAGGACGCTTTCAGCCGTTTCTTGATTGCAGGAACGTATCTTCCGGGTTGCTGATGGTGTCCTAACTCAACAAACGGCGCATAATATACATTGGTTCCAATGGCCACCGTGTCTTTGTCACGTTTTTCATGCGTAATACTGTTAACAAGTACACTTGATCTGACGGAATGATTGCGCTCTATGTTCTCAACAGCGTGTCTTTCAGCCGTGCCGCCGCATATCTCAAGCGCACGGTCAATGGCGGCATCAACAGCGGCGTTGGCTTCGGCAAGGTGGCTGATGTATTTGATGCTCAATAGATTACCCCCTCTTCATACGGAATAGAACCTATATCGCCATCAACGGAAACATTGTCCTCGCCAAACATATCCACCAAAAACGCATACGCTTGCAACATGGTATTCCCTTCCGGGCGATAGCCATTCGCCATTGTCCCTTCGGCCTTGCGGATGCCGTTTGTTATAATTTTCCGAATCAGATCACTGCACTCAATTGTTTTAATTGTCTCATCCCCTGTTATAGTGACATCAAACGTTCCGTATGGCAATTTCCCTTTTGCGGTTATGACAGCCATTGCAACCCCTCCTTATAAGCAGGACAGCAGACCTAACACCCAATTTCTCATTCCTTGATCTATACTAAGTTTATCATATCTTGTAAATGCGTATTCAAAACCCATCGATGCCAATTCGTATGCGGTTCCACCGTAGTCCTTGCCCATATACGGATTAATAAAATCGTCTCGCCTTGTCTTTTCGTATGAGTTGTATCCTTTTCCCAAGTGCTTCAGTTCTTCACCTTCTGTTCTCTGAATGTAAAAGCTTCTTTCTGCATCACGCAGACCGGGGACACACCGTTCAAACCTGTGGGCAAGTTCATGGATACCTGTTCCAAGTTGATCATTAATCATTATAGTTCCAAAACCCGGCTGATAATATGCCCGTCCGGTTGTCCATTTCGGATTGAGTCCTATGTTGCTTTGTGCGCTGTGTTCAAGCCATGATGACGGATAATAGTTCATTGACGTTGTGAGTGCTTCGACAGCCTTTCCGGTTTTTGCATTCATGTACGTCCTGCGGTTTTCTTTCGTGACTCCCCCAAGAGATCTGATATCAGCCAACGTATCACGCATTATGCCGGAATAGTATTCAGAACTTTCGTTGATAAGCTGTTGCCGCTTATTATATTTTCCCGTGTATTCCTCTGCAATTTTGTTTGCTTTTTTCCAATCCTCGCTGGAATATGTCCTGTTGGCAATCTTCTTTTGTTTTTCGTACTGCTGATAAAGGTCTGAGAGTTCATCATCAAGCTTACTGATTTCCTTGTCATATTCAATCTTTGGTGGATTCGCCTTGATGCGCTTATCAACCTCTTTGGCTACATCAGAACCGATTTCCTGCAATTCAGTTGTTCTCCATTCGCCATGATGATCAAGCACTTTTTTCTTAATCCCATCAAAACCTTCCTCAGAAACAACTTCTTCACGAACACGCTTGCCTTTCTTCCATTCTTCATAGGTCTGCCCATCAATGATTTCATCCTCACGCCAATCACGCTTTGAATAATCCTCATAATCCGGGTAGATTGTGACGTGACGGCAACGGCAGTTATACGAAAGAGCAGGGGGTGCCGAAGGATCACCGGGGAACATAATTTCCTCGCCGTCTATTTTAAACGGCTTGTCATACGGCACTTCCTGCCCATCCAATTCCCGGTGAGCGTCACGGGTTCTTGAATCAAGCGTTGCAACCCAGCGTTTATTCTGCCGAATGCCCTTCTTTGCCGCCTGTTCCATGTGCTTTTGTCTTCCGGCGTTCTGCGCTCCCGTCATAGCCGTTCGGGCAAACAAACGCATTTTATTCTCATTCGTTGTGACCAGATCCCGGCAAAGCCGTGCCGTGATGTCTTCGATACTGTCACCTTGAATGATACCTTGAGTAACAGCATTCTGAACCTTTTTCCGGTTCCATTTATAGTCTTTTTCTTCGTCAACCTTCCATTCCGGGAGAACCTGTGGTTCGTCTTTAATCAGCCGGGTAACCGCTTCCGTGTTGTAAATATCAAAGCTGATGCCCGTCTTTTGTTCAGCAACGAAAGCAGAATAATTATAATTTTCGGCAAAGACATCAATCTTTCCCTCATGGATCATTTTCCCGGCCTGTACGTTGTATTCGTGAAGAACACGACAGACACTTTTCAGCTTTTTCTCCCATTGTCCACGAATAAAGACTTGCCCGGAAAGCCAATTCTTATATTCCTGTTCTGAAATCTTTCCAGCCGCTTTCAAGGCACGTTTCTGGCGATCCTTTTCCTTGAAACGCTTATTGAAATCCGCAAGTGTTTCTTCCAACTCTTTCTGTGCGGTGCGATAGGATGCCCGGAGCTTGCGGCCTACCTTTTGCAGTTGTCTGTTGGCAATCCTTTCACCGAAATTCATTGATTATTCCTCCGTTGTCATTGCGCCATAATCCGTCTGATCCTTCCGGGCAAGGATGTCCGGTACTTCGTCCACGGTAATGAACGGAATATTCTTGAGGATCGTTTCATCATCCAGATAATTAGCCGCAAGCAGAACCATTTCCGTTTTTTCCTTCTGGTTGCTTACCCGGTTACGCTTGAAGATCGGCATATCATCCACACCGATGATGTTCAGAATACCCCGGATGCACTTGATGAGCTGATACTCGAAATCGTCCGCTTCCTCGTCCAACGGCTGGTATGCGGCATCAATATGGTCGTTGGTCGCCCCTGCCGCCACGGTATGAACATCCAGCGCACCATAATCCTCGTATATTTGTTCACGAAGGCTCTTGAGCAGTGACTCACGGGCAGTTACCGGGATTTCCTGCGTGTACGGGGTTACTGCGCTGTTCTGCGTATCTACAACGGCAACATGATTGAGCTTGATGCGATCCCGGAATTTTGAAAGGCTTTCATCATTCTCGCCCATTGCATTGCTGACAATCCAATAGATTTCCGCACATTCTTCGAGATCGTTGGCAAAGCCGCTCTTGATCATGTCGTATGCGTCAATCTTCGCCCTCATGCCCACAAGGTCGCTCTGCTGATGCTTGCTCCCCCAAAGAGGAACAATCGGAATATCGCTGTAATTGGAGTATCCGATGATAACGTCCGGGTCTACTTCGTTATGGGCAATCTCGGCCTTGTACCCACGCTTTTCCTCAAACAGCTCAAGGTCAAGGCCATTGCTCCCTTTCTTGGTACGATATTTTGTATACCCGTCCTTCTCATACACAACAACGGTAACAGGCTTATTATTCCAATCCAAAGACCAGAAACGGAACCCGGCTTTCAAACTGCCATCATATTCATCGAACAGCGGCAGGAATTCCGTCATTTTGAAGAAATCAATATGGTCAAGGTTCCATAACACATAACTGTTCCGGTGGATACGGGCAAAGTATGCCGCATCATACAGAACGGTGTCGAAGTCCTTTCCAAGCATTTCCTTTGTAGTGTCAACCGTCATTGTTCTACCGTTCTTGGTAACCTGTTCGGCGTTGGCGAAGGAAACACCATTTCCCAGCGAATAGGAAACACGCTGGGTGACAAGCCGATGAAGGAAGTTGCTGGCAATGCGGTTATTGCCGCTGGTGAAATCCGGTACTTTTCTACCATCCATCGTAAACAGCTTTTTCACATACTGCATGATAGTGCTATTGCGCTCTGCTTCGTATTCGTCCGCATCCAGCGCAATCTTGTATACCGAGCTTGATTTGTATTCGTTGATTGCCTGTACAATGAAATCAATCAGCCTGTTTTCCTGCTGTGCTAACTGAAAATCTTGAAATGTTTTCACTTTCTTCCACCGCCTTTTCTCCGTCAATATGTTTTGTGACCATTTCCTCAAGTTCCTCTTCCGTTGGCATCCTAATGCCCTCCGAATGGTGAAATATATTTCTTATAAACAGTTTCACCCGGAACACGCCACACTCTTTCCAATGCGTACCGCACCGCATCAATGTTGTGATTGTCCCTGTCCGGGTATCCGCTGATTATATCTCCATCCTTTGTGCGCTCATACTCATAAGAACTAAACTCCGTTGCTGTTTTCCGGCAACGTACAGGGTCAATGACGATCTTCGCCCTGCTCTGAAGCCATTTCATCCCAGCTTCAACGCTCCCTTGGCCTTTGATCGCTCCAACGCACCGCAAACCATATTTGTTATAGTCTGCTACGCTCTTTGGTTCGGCACTATCTGCGGTTATAAGGTCTTGGCTCGTCACGCCCTTCTTTTTCAACAATTCAGCCGTTGCGTCATTGTACATCTTGTTCTCCCGTGCTTCATCGAAGATATACAATGTCTGCCTTGCGGCATCATAATGCACCCGGTTGAACGCCCACGGATCTGGATACCATCCCCAATCGACCCCGTTGTATATATGGTCAAAACGGCTGATTTCTTCGTCCGTTATTTGCCGGATTTCGATGTTTTCAAACACCTCACCGCCGCTTCCGATTGCTTCTCCAAGGTACTCATGCCGATACTCCATTTCGTTTGTCTGCTTCAGATGCTCGGCTTCAGCAAGGAACTGTTCCCCAAGCCATTCCCTCGGTGCTTCGAGATACGTGCTTTTGTGGCAAAGCCTGTCTTCCCGTATTTCCAAGCTGTCGAGGTTTGCCCAATTATCACGGGTGATCGGTGGATTGTAGCTCTCAAAGTTCCAAAAGGTTTCACCGCCACGCATCGTTGATTCAAGAATGCTTCTGATTTCCTTCCGGCCAGCAAACTGATCCTTTTCCTCAAAGTGAGTAATGGCAATGTACCCAAATGGTGCCTTGATGGACTTCAGCTTCATTGGGTCATCCGCACCCCGGAAAAGTATCCGCTGTCCTGTCGGTTTGTATATCAATTCCGGTGGAGATGTATGGCTTTCCCAATATTCAGCCATGCCAAGCTTATCAATCGCCCATATATACTGTTGAAAAACGCTGTCCCGGATCGTATTGCCGATCTTGCGGAAAACACAGGCATGATATGTATGGTTCTGCACAAGCAGGATCGGCACAATCACTGAAACAAAGGAAGATTTCAAAGATCCACGCCCACCGGAAAGATCATAATGCGTATGACCATGCCGGAATACATCCCGTGCAACGTCCCGGAAAGCTCCTCCGATCACCTCGGACAGTTTGATTTCAGACATCTATGATAATCCTCACAGGCTCCGTATTGGCATTAAGGTTCATATCATCGGTCAAGTCTTTATATGCCGCCGTCAAGTCTTTTATGCGGTATATCGACACACTGTTTCCTACCTTGGTTTTTACCTCTGTGGCATCAAGCGGATATTTCTCCTCGATCCGTTGTAATCTTTTGAGAAGTTTCTTTTTCAGATCAGCCGCAACGCTTGCATTATCGGACATTTTCTCCACAGTTTTTTGTTGTACAGCGGCAACCGCTTTGTTGTATGCGTCTATCCGCATATCATTCCACTTTTCTCGGTTTGCCCTTTTCAGCATTGTATTAATGGAAACGCCATACTTTGCCGCAAGTTTTCGCTGGGATATGTCTCCGCTTATATACTCAGAACGAATAGCATTCCAATCTGGACTACTTATAGCGGCTCACCCCCTTTCTAATTGCATTCGGTGACATTTGTCATATATCAATAACTCTTTCTTTATTTGGTGAATATATCAGCGTTAACTCTGCAGAGTTAATTCTTTCAATATTCATTTCGTTCGTTTCCGTTCTCCTTTATTTCTAATTCACACCCTGCGGCCTTCAGCAAGGAAACGAAGGTGCTTAATCTGCAATCGCCCCGTTGCAGAATGCGAAGAACCGTCTGGCCATTCATCGTTAACCCGGCCTTTGCCGACCACTTGGATTGGTTGAGATTTCGCTTCTTGGTAGCGATCTCAAAAGCATCCATAATAAGGTCTTTCGATTCCATTTTATCCCTCCGTTTCCTTCAGATATATGGCAGGATGTTGAAATTTACGCATTTTCTGCCACCAACAGCCGATTTTCCCATCTTCTTTGCTTTTCCAGCATGATTTCATTGATATAGCTCTGCGGAAGAGAAATCTGTTCAAGATACAACCGCACATCCGCTATTTCCTCATAAAAACGCTCAATTGCATCCTCCTCCTTCATGGGTGTAGGATTTGTGCCGTCATATACCCGGCGCAGTTTCAACGCCGCCTGTGCGAGTTCAGAACATTCTTCAGCAAGTCCTGCCAGCAGTTCTACAACGGGCATCTTATCTCGTATCAGTTTGTTCATCGTTTTCTCTCCTTCCTTAATCTTGCTCGAATACCATGTGCATATTGAACGCTTTCAGAATCAGAGCAAGCATATACATATTCGGCATACACTTGTTGTGCAGATAATTGCTGAACGTGCAATGCTTTATCCCTGTTTTCCTTTCCATGTCCATCGTGTTCCAATTGCGCTTTTTCATCTCGTTATATAACCATAGATCAAACCGGAAGCTGTTACCCTCATTCATCCTTCTTTCACCGCCTTAAATCGAGTTTTGCACCCATTAGTCGTGTAATATCTGCTGTTTGTATGCTTGGCCATCCATACGTGTCCTTTGGCATAATTGCGGAACAAGCCATCGTTCTTTGCCAATTCACATTCTCCCCAACCTTGATGAGGATCTATATTCACGAGAAAATGCTGGCAGTTATAGCAAATGCGTCTATCCGGGTCTACTGCCGGGATTCCATACCGTAAGCTCATGTTTCCCTCCGTTCCCCATTTCCCCGACCTTCCATGTATTCCGAACCATTAAAAGGGAGTTTTGTCGGAATTACTATGCTGTTAATAAACCATCCGCAATGTGGACATTTGTCCGGTGTTAGATCATATTCCTCGCCTATTATGCGTGGCCTACCACACTCAATTCCGGTACGTGCTTTACAATCAACTGTCTGCCAAATGATATTCAAACATTTTGAGCAAACAGGTAAAAATACGATTGAAGTTATTCCGTTATCCAGCATTCACTTCGCCGCCCTTTCCCCGTCAGAGAGATACCATCTTTTGAAAGATGCAAAGCAATCGTAACAGATATAATGCAGTTTGTATTCATTCGCTGGTTGCGGCACCCACCATTTGAAAATGTGCATAAATCGAAAACGTCTGATACTGTAAGGCTTTCCTCCGATTATTATCTTTCCGCATCTGTCACAGGTGTATTCTATCTTCGTACTTTTTCCCATACTTATTTATCCCTCCGTTCCCCGTCTGCACAAAACCACCCGCCCCAGTGAAACATATGCCACATCTTGCAAATGCCACGCTCCGGATGAGAATCTACCGTCCTCTTCCAATGTTTGCAATCAATGCACCTAACAACTTCTACCATATCTTTGGGATTTCCATTCGGTTCATATCCAAGCATTGCCATCTGAGCGGCAAAATTACTCCGTGTTAATTCTTTGCTTTTTTCTTCGTCAGCCATTCCCAGATCACCGCCTGTCCTTATCAATGCCTAATGAGCAGAAATCATCAGGTTCTCTATCTCCATAATAGCTTCCAAGTCTCATGCAGATTTTTCCTGTCCCCCATGCCTTATACTCGCTACAGTTTTTGCATCGGACAACCTCACTAATTTGTCCGCTTTTAAGCATTTCTCCGATTATTCCAACGGCATCAACCAACAGTTGCATATCAAATCCACGGCCACCGTTGAAATTCCCGGTTTTAACTCTGGTCAAGGCTTCTTTTTCGTTCATTTCACTTCACCGCCTTTCCATCTTCGCCCCACAATGACCGCAGAACTGTGACAGTTTCTTTTTCATCGGATATCTGTCAAACATCTTAGTATGGCATTCAGAACAGTAAACTCCTTCGTTTGCGCAGAATTGCAAGTATGTCCAATGTCCGATCTTTTGTTCAACCGCTTTCTTCTCTTTCAGCGGACAGTTATCATCACGTTTATTATTCAGCCATCCACTGTCGTTTGCAATCTTACATCCCATGTTTTTCCTTACCCAACATGAATAGCAATCAGATGGCATCTGAATATCAATCTGAACCATTCCACTTCACCGCCTGTTCTCGGATTTGTTTAAGCAATTCACATGATTCACAATCTTCATACAGCTCGCCTTTTCTGTTGCATCTGATTAATGGGCAATCAGCTATTGCCTGTCCTGCAAACCAACATTCTTTATTATCACAATCAACGCACAGATTATCTCGCTTACACTCTTCGATCTTGGTCTTCATGCCCATTCACTTCACCGCCTTTTCCCATCAGCGCAGTACCAAACCGGAATGTGAATTGCATTGTTCTCAGTGCAGACAATATCGTTCCACGGCTGGCACATCTTTTTTCCGTATTTGCAATCCTTGCAACGAACAAGTTCTCCTTTTGGTATAATCTTTCCGCTGTTTGTTTCTTCGTATATCCGTTCCATCATCTTCACTCCATTTCCCCATAGGCACAGAACCAATCAACAGGTCTAATTTTCCCTGCGTAACCGTCTGGATGCTTGCAAAAACCTTTTTCGCTGTGCCATTTGCAATTATTGCATATGACCAACGGATACAATTCAAGATTGCATTCTGTTTCTTCTTCATTGGGTTTGAACATCATAACCCATGCCTTTGATTTACTCATTCCCAATTCACCTCCTGTCCGCATCTTTCGCAATACATTGTTTTCCCTCCGTCTTTAAAAATACGTATTCCGCACTTCGGACATTGATAATAATCTACAACGCATGGTTCCTCATTCCATCCGTTTGGCTTGCAATTAACGCAGAAACTGTATCCACACCGCTTGCACGCAGGCCCATGATGGAATTCAAAATCCATAACCCATTCGTCTATGTTGCCATCTTCATCTGTTTCCCAATCATGCTCCGAATACTCTTCGTGAATATGAATCGGCGATTTGGGTTCCTGCTCTCTCAGCAAGGCAAGCGTTTGCCGTGCGATCTCCTGCACCTCACTGTCCGAATGGCACTCTCGCCAATCGTCCTGTGAAAGCCCTTCGAGCCAACTCATGGCTGTTAATCTATCAATCATCCTCCCGTTTCTCCTTTGCTTTCACATACTCGATTGATTTTTTGGCTTCTTCCATATACTTCCCAGCGGCAAAATCATTGTGGAACTTTACTGCTTCTTCCCCGGTTCTAATCTCAATGTGATTGACGATCTGCTTGCAATTCACGCAATATAATGCCTTGCGGTGTCCCGGCTCACGCAGATGCGCTTTCTTTCTCCACACCGGGATGCCCATTTTTCCGCAATTGATGCAGTAGAAATCGCTAATCACTTTTTTATTTCTGCTCCCTGCCATTACAGCCACCATCAATACGGAACATCCACATCAACCTTTTCATAGCCGCTCTGAGGATCAACGTTATCATTCCTCGGAGAAAGGAATTCAACTTCCTGCGCCAGCACCTCCATGCTGGCTCTGATTTCGCCATTCTGTGTTTTGTACGCTCTGGTGCTTACCTGTCCAACCACGCTAACCTTCCTGCCCTTTGCGAGATACTTGGCGCAGTTCTCGCCCATCTGATTCCATGCAGAAACACGGAAATAATCTGCATCCGGCTGATTGGCAACCTTCCTCTTGCGGTTAACAGCAACATCGAAGTTGCAAACGCTCTTTCCATCCGTAGTGGTTCTCAGTTCCGGGTCACGAGTGAGATTTCCGATAATAATGAGTTTGTTCATTGTGCTTCCCTCCACATTCTTAGTTGACCCACAATGGGGTTAAATAACATAATGTTTCCCTTGATTCTCCACGCTACATAGTGCGCTTCTTCACGCTCTCTTGTTATCCATGCATCCCACGGGGACTTGCTCCAGCGTGGGTTCATTCCCGATGCCGCTACAAGGTATTCGCCATCCTTCTCAATGATTAGGCCTGTTTGCAATCTGATGATTGCACAATTGTTAGTCTTCATCTCCAAATAACCGCCTTTCAATCTCTGATTCCGGGCATCCGTCCTCAAGGCCAAGAGCCTTGAAAGCATCTTCCCCGTGAATCAGCAACTTTGCATAGGCTTTACCGGCATAAACGCATTGTTCCCAAACCACCCAAAGCAACGCACGTTCCAACTCACTCATAACGAATAAAGTCCTTTCCGTAAATCTGATTACAATCATCAAAAACCTTCTTCATGCCCAACCCCTGTTTTGACGGAACCCATATTTTCTTCGGATTCCAATTCACCCAATCTCCGTCTTTCTCAGGTGCTGTTGAATCGTAATCAGGATTATCCACCCACTGACCGCCACCCATACAGTATTCGTACTGTTTAGGATGGGTCTTGGCTAACCGCTGGAACCTTGTTTCACCCTTTTCAAGATGCACTCCGAAACCGCAGAATATGCATCCTGTCCTCTGGCATCCCGTACACTTCAGAGGACAACCGAAGCTGATAAACGGTGAATACTGCATCCCATCGTCATCAACCGCCACAATGTCACCATATACGCTTGCAATCTCTATCCCCTCTTCGTAGATATAGTGCAAAACGTCCTGTTCCGTCCAAAATGACATCGGTTGCGACATAGGCTTTTTTGTCTCAAATGCGTTACATCCGTGTTGAACCCATGCTTGCTCCCTTAATCTGCTTTCTTCAGCCATCGTCCCTAAGAACGGCACTCTCTTGGTCATGCGCTGATATGTCCGCAAAGGGGTTTTCTTCATTTGGGTGCAACACTTCCCGGAAATCTTGAATTGCGTATCCCGGCAGAGAGGAAGCCACTTTTCCTTGTTGTAAATGCTCTTATTCGTGAATTCCTCTGCTCCAGATATCGCCTTTCTTCTCCAATCAACCCACTTTCCGTTTTGTGTTGTACCCCCCCCCACTAACACCGCCAAGCAATTGGTTCCGCTTTCCGCATCCGAATTCAGACCATATCCGCTTGCCTGTGAGTTCGTCTCTCTTGCTTCCTGTTGACTTGTACCCCCCCCACTTCCATTTTTTACCAATCTTGCATAGTAAATCGCATCTGAGTTTTCCTTGCTGATGATCGGATAGCCGTATTTGCTGATGACATCAGAAAACGCCATCTTCGGTCTTACGAACGTTGCGCCCATCTTCCGGGCGAAACTCTGAATTTCCGGGTATTCAAGTCCCGTATTTGAGAACACAATTGGTACATCCGGGTACATATCTCTTACAAGCTTCGCTAAGACCGTACTATCCTTGCCTCCGCTGAAACTCACATACACTTGCCCGTCAAAATGTTCATACCACTCACGGATTCTTAACTGCGTTTTGACTATTTTTGCTTGCAAAGGTAAGGCTTGTATCTGCCTTAAAATACCTATATCCGGCATAGTTACACCTCTTTAATCTCAATTCCCTTAAAATACAGCATCATTTTTTTCTTCAGCTTGTAGGCATCGGTTTTAACGCCCTTTGCATCCTCAACAACAACGTTCCCGTCCGAATCGTAGTAAACGAAATCTGCAATATACTTCACGGCACGTTCAATAACATTGCCTTGTAGGTTTCTTTGGGCAGGAATCAACACAAAGGGCACTTGTCTATGAAGCTCATATATTTCCCCAGCCTTTTCCAACAACCGCAATTCTGCCCATCTGGTGGCTTCTCTGCGACTATCAAACCGTATGCCATCAAGTTCCGTTATCCTGTTCCCGTACTTGCTCATTTCTCTCTCCCTCAAATGCAACACAGTAGAATCTCGGACTCCATATGAACGTGCCGTATTTCACGCAGTAAAATGTGTCCTTGTTTTTCTTTGCGTACTTGCACGAACTACAAACTATCTTCATGCGCCCTCCTTCGCCATCTGCAACATTCTTTGCATGGCTTCATCCTGCTCTGCTGAATAATCTCGCTGTGTGTACTGCTGTACAGGCGGTGCCTTTGTTGAGGTCTGCTTCACTTCATCCTCCCAGCGTTTGTTGTGAAGCCATGTCCGTGGATGAGGAATGTACTGCCCACCACTCTCTTGCCATTGCGTGGATTGCTTTTGCTTTTCGATTGCTTCAAGCATGGTCAACAGAAGTTCCTCAGTTGGCTTCAACTTTTCAAACTCAGCCTTTGCCGCTTGCTTCGCTTCCTTGCGTGGGTATTCAGACCAAAATCGATCAAATAATATATCTATATCTTTTTTCTTATCTCTTATTTCTTTATTCTTATTCTTATTAGAAGCATTTGCTTGATTTGCTTCTTCTTCTGTAGCAAAATTAGCATTTGCTTGATTTGCTATCTTTTGCTTGCCGCCTATGGAGCCAGCCAACGCACGCTTCTTTGATAATTCTGCGTTGTTCGCTTCGTCTTGGTTCAGCGTCATTAGGATTAAAGCGAATATCCCCTTTTCTGCTCCGGAGAGTTCGGTTAGCTCACCCGTCATAGTGTATTGCCATAACGCTTTCGCTAACCTCCCTGCTTCGGCATCGGAAAGGGCAAGAATCGCCGCACCCCAAATGTTCCGAGCCTTGAACCATTCCTGCATCAATTACACCGCCTTCTTGTACCGCATGAAGCTGACCGATTCACCATAACGGTTCTTTGCGGATTCCATCTTCTTTTCTATGCGTGTGCCTTTACGAATCATTTCGCTGATTCTTGTTGCCAGCTTCGTTATGCCCAAATCCCGGAACGCTTCCATTGGAGAGATGCTTCCGAAATCGTCCATATACTGCAATATGCGCTCATGCTGTGTCATGGTTCTTCTCCTTTCATAAATAGCTTTTCCCGAATATCTCCATAAATTCTTCGTGGCTGTAGATTTCCTCAAAACGTTCTTGACACGCCCTTTCAATCATTCGGTCAAGTTCCTTGTTACTGTCATGCAGTTCCCGGTGCAGATCCCTGCGAAGCCAAATCCAGCACCCATACTTTTCTGCCGCTTTCCTTCGGATTCCGTGAAAACAATGATGCCGATCAAGTCCAGTTTCACACCCGGTAATGAAGCATTTCTTTACATCCTGCATGATTGACTTACTCATTTCGTCCCCCATTTTTCCAACATTTTTGCTTCTTCCGCAGGAGTGATTGTAGGAATCCCCAACCCCTCTGCTTCATGGATCACTCCGTCAATCAACCGTGCCATTTCCTTTGTGTCGTAGAAAGAAGATCCCTTGTAAAAAATTACGTTAGTCAATCCTTCCTCTACGCTCTTAAAGGTTTCAACTTGAAACCCAAGACCAAAACTGCACCAATCCCTGCACCAACCTTCAACATCCTCGTCCGGGATCGGAACCACACGGTACACGCCGCTTTCCATAATTGCCTTTCTGTATACTTCGTTTTTCGGCAAATCCATCTTTGCGGCAATTTCACCAACTAGCACCCAGAAGTACGCATTGGCATCAAGGCTTCGTTTCTGCCTATGACGTTTGATTTCTATGTCCACATCATGCGGAAGAAGTTCCTCAAACGCTTTGGAGAAATCCGTGGTGGTGGTGAATGAAACCATCCACTCACCACCACGCAGGGGGAAAATCTGCTTCAACTTCGCAATCATGCGGATCTCTCTCCGCTCGGCTTGAAGTTCTTGTACATCGCTTCAATCATGTTTTTGGCCTGTTCCATCGTCTGATGGTCGCTGTCCACATCCGGGATCACTTTGCCCTTTATAAGGCTGGCACGCATCGCCATGAACTTTTCGCTCATTTCCTTTGTACCGGGAATTCCAAAGATCTGCTTCATAAAAGAAATCTCATTCGCAATGTACTTCTTCACGGGGTTTTCTGGCTCTGCCGCAGGAACCTTCTCTACCGTCTTGACGCTTGCGTTGACCTCTTCCTTGCTGTTTACAGGCCGGGTAAATTCCTGCTCCTTGTAAGTGCCTTTCTGACTTTTATCTTCTGCGTTATCCGGGTTTTTCGGGGAAAGAGAATCATCATCACTGTCCTTAGAATCATCAATCATAAGCAGAGCATTCAGCGCATATTTCCGGGCGTAGGAACTGCAAGCACCAGTAATCTGGCATCCGTCCATACCCTTTTTCTGTTCATCCTCTCTGGCGTAGGCAACGGCAGAAACGCTTTCCTCACCATCAGTAAGAGTAACCGTGGCCTTGATGTAAAAGCGATTTCCAATCTGTACAGGTTCATCATTTACAATCAAAGCCAATCCGTTTAACAACGGCTTTACAGCTTCAAGAATGCCCTCGGCGTTGCGATAACAATAACCACCAAACTTGTTAAACAAGTTCTTTGGAGCTTTCAGCTCCTGCTGGATTCTGGACAATTCAGAATAAATCTTTTTCATGATTAGCTCTCCTTTACATCTACATCAAACTGATCTTCGTTTTCCGTCACCGTAATGCCGGGTACAAACTCTCCGGTTTCCTTAATGGCAACCCTGTTACCGGAAATCTCGGTGATCTGCTTCAACTCTTTCCAATCAAGCTCTTCCTTGACCTTGACGTACTTTTTCAGTTCTTCGTTGGCCTTGCAGAAAGCAATTGCCTTATCCTGTTCCTTCTTGTATTCGAAGGTGGGATTGATGTGCTTCATCATCAGCTCCCCGGTCGGCAATTTGTAGGAAACCTTAGTTTTCAGCTCTTTCGTGAACCCTTCCGCTTTCCTGCTCTGGAAGTACGGCGCAAGCAAAGATTTGAAGAAATTCACTTCGTCATCAGCTTCAGCATCCACTTTCGCAATTTGATCAAGGTAAAACTGCATCTGCCGCTCAAGTTCTTCCTTCTGCCGCTTCTGGTTCTTCCGAGCCTTGCGGATTTTATCAAGGCACCACTCAGCCTTCATATCGTTGTCAACATCGAACCGTTCTCGGACGGGTTTGATTTCCTCTTCTTCGATTTCCTTAAGCAATTCGCTCATGTTTTACACCTCTTGTTTTTCAAATTATGTTGTGATAGAATGCAGATGGTTTGATTAGCTCTCAAACCCTTTTACAAGCTCTGGTGCTTCCCATTACCAGAGCTTTTTTATTACCACCAAGGGTACATCGCATCCTTTCTGTTCCGTCTTTTCCACCAACGCTTGATTCGGTCGGCAATTGTGAGTCGCTGGCCTTTTATTTTTCTTGCTCCCGGAACCCAATAGAAGTTCGTCATCAGATGCGCCCCTTTTCCATGTTGTTTTTCATAATCATTACTTCGTTCTGGTATTCTTCCAAATCGTCAATCAGCGATACGATCCTGTCATACCCCGGCGTTTTATCGACTTCCTCCGCAACTTCCGCAAGGCGGTCAACCGCTTCAGAAAGCGTTTCCCATACACGCTTCATGCCATAGGCGGCTTCCATGTACTTTTCTTCTTCCGGTGTATCTTCGTTCAACCGTTCCCATTCAGCGGAAGCATCCGATTCCCACATCGTGTCAACATCCTGCATCGGTTCTGTTCTGAATCCCGTTATCATGATTAGCTCTCCCTCCTTATCTGTGCCGGGGTACGTGTACCGTCCCGGCCTTTGCCCTTTGAAGTATTTCCTCTCGCCGTTTCCTGCTGACATCCGGTGAAATCACTGTCCGGCTTTCTTCCCATTCCCTCAATGCCCACTCGTATGTGGTCAAAGGCTTTTCCATGTGCGGTGTGATTTGCCGCAGAAGTTTCCGGGCAGTAGGAAGGGAGCAACCGTAACGCTCTTGCATTGCTTTGACCGTTACAAGCCGCTCCATTAACTCGCCCTCCCTTCTGAATCATTCAATAATTCAGCAACGGTTGTATGCAGAACTTGAGCAACTTCCTTAATCCGCTTTGCAGTAGGAAGCGTTTTTCCGTTTTCCCACTTGGATACAGCAACACAGGATACGTCCAGCTTTTCAGCAAGCTGTTCTTGCGTAAGTCCGGAAATCAACCTTGCTCGTTTAAATGAATTAATACGCTTGTTCACTCTCATACCTCCTTCCGCTTAATTTTAGTTTATTTTAACGCATGATGAAGAAAAAGTAAAGTGTTTAATTCGCTTTAATCGATAATTATCTATTTAATTTTGATTAAGTATATGTTAAAATAACATTAACAAGGGGGGTTGAAAATGAATATTGTTCGTGAACTGCGAATAAAGAAAGGTCTTCAGCAAAAAGAGCTTGCGCTTGAGCTTGGCATCTCAAATGCCGCTGTTTCCAATTGGGAAAATGGCAAAAGCGATCCATCTGGTGAACGTTTAAAAAAACTTGCTGAAATCTTTGACGTAGATGAAAGCTTTATTCTTGGCTATGGACTTGAAAAACCGAACTTGTTTGTACCTGTCAACCCGAAAATCAGCGGCATTTCTGAAACAGAACAAATTGTTAATTACGTGCTTGAAAAGTTAAATGCGCAACAGGCAAAAGATGAATCAGATATTAAAACCCCGGAAGCTCGTATATTAGCACAGGGAATCGATAAACTACCGAAAGAACAGCGTGAACAGGCTGTAAACGTATTCCGTGCCATGTTTTCGCCGCAGTATTCTAATTTATTTACGAAAGGCGATGATGAATGATCCCGGATTGTGAAAAAGCGGCAATTTCAGCAACACTACCGAATGGAAAGCAAGATCTGGGATTCGAATTATGCCACGAGAAAAAAAGGTTCACCTAAAAAAGCGCAAGGATAACCGCTACCGTGCCAGATACCACGGGAAGGAATTCTATTCATACATTTCTCAAGAAGATGCAGATGCACAACGGAAGGAATACATCGCCGCTGAAAAAGCTGGACTTGTTAAAACGATCTCTGTGCAGGATTATGCCTTACCGTGGATCAAACGTATGTATCCTGCTGTTGCGGACACAACTTACACAGGACTTGCGATCCACCTCCAACATCTGATTGATAGCATAGGAGGAAAAAAACTATCAGAAGTAAAACCTTCCGACATCAAAGAAGTTTATTCAGTTCATTATAAAAAGCTCTCCAATTCCTATGTAAAAGCCGCAAAACAGCTTTATTGTTCCTTATTCGATTCTGCCGTTGCAGACGGATTATGTCGGGTGAATCCGGCAAGGGATAAGACCGCAAAGCCGCACAAAGGGACGGTCGGAAAGCATCGTGCCATTACTGAGCAGGAAAGAAATTGGATACTTACGCTCTGCAAAGATCACCGTGCTTATCCAGCTGTAATAACCATGTTGTATGCAGGAATCAGACCGCAGGAAGCAAAAGCATTGACCATCGAAAAAGCGTATGACAAGAAAAATGGTATCCTGCACGTTACCGAAACAGCTCACAGATCCGGGAATAACCAATACGAAATAACGGACACAATGAAAACAGATAAATCCGCCCGAGACATCCCGGTTTTTCCACCCGTTGCAGAAGCGTTGGATGGCCGAAAGGGGTTGCTCATCACAACGGCCAAAGGAAAGCAGATCACATCAACCACTTGGAGAAACGCCTTTGACTCCTACCGTCATTGCATGGAAACCGCCATAAACGGCATTGAGAAGCGTTGGTACGGTCGGACAAAGGAACATAAGAGAATTCTGGCAGAAGGAGGAAAACTGCCGGAATGGATAGAATTTACGGTTGTGCCATATGATCTCAGACATTCATTCTGTACGTGGGGACGTGACAACGGTGTTGAGCTTCACACGATGGTCGAATGGATGGGTCACGCAGATGCAACAATGGTGATGCGGATATATGATGAAGTGTCGGAAAATCGATCAAAGGCACAGGCAGAAATGCTCATAAAATCCGTGTTTGGGGGTCAAAACGGGGGTCAGAAAGATTCAGAAGATCCTGCGAGCGTTGATATTAAAAGGGATGATGATCCTTAAAAATTCAGCTTCATACCCGGAGTGTCATAGGTTCGAGTCCTATTTGAGCCACATCGAGATCCACGGAAAATAAAGGTTCCGTGGTTTTTTAATTTTTCCTCGACATGAAAAAATCGAAAAAAAGACCCCTGTTTGGGGGTCAAACGGGGGTCAGAAAAAGGGGAGGGCATAAACCCTCCCCCGGCTTTAGTCAAGCTTATCCATGACGGCGTTGTATAATCTCGGCTGAATAATCTGCAATGTCGACATCAGTTCATCAAGGATCGGCATGATATCATGTTGATCCCTGCCATCAATTGCCCGTGCAAATTCCGAATCCCCATCAATCTGAATAGTGTTTTGAATCGGTGCAGGGGCATACGAGTATTGGACAGCTTCCTTTTCTTCCCCGTACAATTCTCGCTTGATCGTGTAAAACGCCGCCAATTTGATGCACGTATTTGCATCTGGATTTCGCTTGCCTTGGCATTCGGCTATAGCCGCATTCAGATCGTGTTCTGTAATCACGGCTATCCCCCTAATCACATAGAATCAGCCAAACGCTTGATTTCCATGCGGATGTGATCGTCCGGCGCATCTGCCATCAGTTCACGCAGTTTGTCAGCGAGTCCGTCACGGGAATACCGTCCCATGCTGTCACGCCTACGGGCATAGCTGTTGTTCCGGGGATAGCGCATAGAACGCCCGGTCATCCCGTCATCATAGGAATAAGGGTACATTCCGCTTGCGCCATCATCATACGTCTCAATGATCTTGTCAAGGTTCTTGATCGTATGGGCGAGTTTATCAATCACATCCAATGTTCCGGCACTCTTCAGTTCGCCTTTCTTGCCGTACTCTTTCAGTTCATCGCACAGCATTTCTTTGAGTTCATAGAGTTCTTTCATATTGTTACCTCCCTTCTTACGCAATCCGGGAAACCGTCATGTTGGCGTTCCGCACAAGGATCTCCGGCGCAACACCACCAACCGCCGCAGGGGTGGATGTGTTTTCTACCGCTACGGAGAAACAGCACCCCTTGGGTACGGTGACAATTGCAGTGGACGTTACGTTGAAAAAGTTTGCCTGTGTAGGTGGATCGTCCGCAGTAGCGGCAGGGGTAACAATCGCATTGCTTGTCTGAATCGGCTCACCATCAATAGCGAGAGCAACGCTGATTGCACCAATGGTCGCATCGTCCGGCAGGGCAACGTTCCCATTAAACGTAACTTGATACCGTGCGAAACACGCTGTCGGATTGTTCACGATACCACGGAGAATAACAATCCCACTCTGATTCCTGTGGTACACGTATCCTTTGTTGCAGGGGATAACAGTATCAAGCAGGATGTTCTGATTCGGCTCGACAAGCTGAACGGGGTTATAAGCATATTCTGCCATGATATCACCCCTTAAAAGGCGTTGCCACAGCCGCACCCGGCGTTAGTGCCGCCACAGGTGAAAATCGGCTGATTCCCGTAAACAGGCTGAGACGGGATGGGACAACTACGAAGTTCTCCAATGATGGCATCCCGGATATTACCCGTCTGAGCCGTCTGAGAAGCCGCAAGGTTCGCCATGTTGAGCTGGTTCTGGAGTCCAACATTGTCCCTCTGTGCCTGTGCAAGCTGTCCCTTAACACCGTCCAGTTCGAGCTGGCACAGTTTGTCCAGAATAGCCTGTGTTCCCCGTGTCTGAGAATCGATAATGTCACGGGTGTTCTGAGCCGCCGCCGTCCTGTCGGCACAGTTTTCGGTCGCAATGGTATACTTCAGATCGGCTGTAGCCGCCCGGTTGTCACAGCAACACTGTGCAAGCTGACTCTGGAGGGCGAACGCCTGTTGCATATCGGCAATCTGGTTGGAGTACATCTGCTGAGTGATAGCGTTCTGCGCTCCGGTTACAGCCGCTGTGGTTCCAGCAAAACCGTTGCAAAGCTGATTGGAAATGCCGTATACGCCGTCACGAATGCTCGTGATGTTGTCATTCAGCATCTGATCCCGGAAACCACCGTTGATGTTCTGAGCGTTGTTCATCCACGGGTACAGATCGCCGCCGCCAAAGCCGCCGCCTCCGAATCCGTTATTCCAACCGCCGAGCAACAGGAACAGAATCAGAATCCACCACCCGTTGCCATCCATGAAACCGCCGTTTCCGCTTCCATACATTGGGGAGACAGGCATTACCATGCCCGTTCCGTTTTCATCAGTAAGAGCCATTTTTCGTTGATTCCTTTCGATTTATTTATTCCATCGGTCTATGCGCACTCAACCGAAAAGAATCAATTCATCAATATTCCGGGCATTTTTGCATAAAGTTCGCAAAAACTGCCTTGATATATCAAAAAATCGTCATTTTTTGATATTATCTTCCTATCATCCGGGAAAGCTGATTCGCCATCTGTACAGCTTTGTTGTACTGATCCTGCGTAACCTTCCCGGAATTAAGCAACTGCTGTACCTGTTCCTGTGGGTTGCCCTTGAACATTCTCTGAAACTGCTGAAATCGCTGAATCAGATTGTTTGGCTGATTATTCATCATTCCGAACAAGGGATTACTCATCGTCATCTTCCCTCCTACGTTTCCGTGTCAGATTGTCCACTCTGTCCCGGAGTGCTGTTATTTGCTCCATAACGCCCTTTATTTCGTCTTTCGTGGCGAACATGGGTGAACTGTCATCAGTTGCCACAGAAACGGGATTTGTGGGAGTTTTGTTCGCTTCACGGATTGTATAATCAAGAATTTTGATGGACGGCATCCCGGAAGCATCTGCGGACTTCAGATAGATCGTCTGAGATTCGCTGTCCCATAGCTGAACGGTATTGTTGGGAGCCACAAGATAAGCCTTTGCTCCGGCCTCGCCGGAAACCCATATAATGCCGTTTTGCACGCTGTTTTGCACGCCACTTTGCACGGGTGCATAATTCTGTTGCTGATATTGCACGGGCGTGTTATAAGGCGTGTAAGTTGCCGGAAATCCGTTGTAATAAGGCATCAATCATCCCTCCAATAATATTGTGGTATTTCCTGCGAGGAATCCCAACTGTCGAGGATTACGCCGTCTTTTACCGTTGCGACATGGTTACCAAAACCGAGAACATACGTGCCGTGTGGATGGTCTGCGGCGAATTGCTCTGCCGTGTAGCAATCCGGGCAACTGTTTGGAATTACAGACCGTTTGAACCCATGTTGCCGGAGGACAGAACCCCACACCGCATTAGAGGATGGCATATCCCCCATCTGAAAGGCGTTGTCTGCGATCATGGCGAAAGCCATTTCCCAATCCACATCAAGAGCGGCGGCAACAGCACGAATGGCGCAATCACCGACATTCCGGTTGACCGGGTTGGGATTAAACATTCTCCATCTGCTCACGGCAGGAATCCTCCACGCTTTCAACGTATCGTTCGAAATCGTCCAGTTGCCCTTTCCGCTTGTACACTGCGTACATATGGAGGGCAACATCCCTTGTCATGCCGCAATCAATCAATCTGGCAATGAGTCTGTTCATGGCGTACCTCCTGCCCGTATTTTTACAAAAAAAGAGCCTGTACACGAGGTTGTGTACAGGCATCTTTTAGGCAACTTTATTCCTTGTTCATGTCTTTTTGGATAAGGTCTTTGATGTATTGAGTAACGTTGCCTTTTCCTTTAGCCACGAGATGATCCCATAAAAGCATATCTTCCGGGTTGGTTGGGTTAAAAGATATTAGTTTGTTCTTCATGCCCTTGTGATACTCATTTTGATAAACCTTATTGTCGAAGCCGCCGATTTTCTTCCGTGGCATTGCTATTCCCCCTTAACTTACGCACCGCTTCGTGTTCGTTCCATGTCAAAAAAGTAGGGGGATTAGCCGCCCCCGGTCGGCGTGTTGGTCAGCAAACCTCGTCATACAATCTCATGCACAACTCCCAGACATCATCCGGGATTTCTTCTCGCTCATGGTTCTTGACAAAAGCTATTATTGAATACGCTTCATCTTCAGTGATCTCAATCACGTGCCTTGCCCTCCTTCCATTCCTTCAATTTCCTGCGGTTCAGTTTCTCGATTTCCTCGTGGATGCGGATCTTTTCCTTCATGGTCATTTTCTTGCCCTCCATTTCTCCAGCATCTGGTGCTGGCTACAAGGCACTCAGTGAGTACCATGTCTGCCAATATCAGACGATGGTGTATTCCTCCCGATACGTCTTGATCTGCTGTGTTAAACTCTCTATCTCTTCGTCATTGTTAACAATCTCCCCGAAAAAACCTATCTTTCCGTTCAAATCAACAAGCCTATTCAACCTCATCTCCGCTTCTGTGAATCGTTCTTTGCTTATCACCTTGAATCCGATCCTATTAAGAACATCCTCATACGCTCCATAATATGAATAGCATTTTCCGAAAGGCTGGAAGATAACTGTTGTTTTCATATTCTTTTGAGTCCCCCCAAACTTTCCGTGGCTGATAACCTCCCCATCCGGGTACTTGGTATGGAATATTTCTTGAAACTTCACGAACGTCATCTCGTGTTGCCCTCGCTTTCTCCGTGCCTTCTGGCATCGGCTACGATGTCCGGGAGTTCCGGGCACCGTCTGCCGAGGTCAAAATTCAATCTCTTCGTACAGATCATAACCATCATCAAAGAAACCCATTGCACTAAGATGTCCTGCAAGCTCAATCCGCTTTGAGGTAATTCCTTTCCCCTTGATATCTACTGGGCAAATCCAGCACCCATAAAGCCACTTGCCTCCAGCTTTCTTGATCTCGTCCTTGACCGGGAATGTGTTTCCCCTCAATGCATATCCGACCCCATCCTTGCCACAGCCAAATGTAGAATAACGATATTCAATCGCTTTGCGGTTTGCTTCAGCAATTTCTTCTGCGTGTTCCTGCTCATACTTGGCTTTCTCTGCGGCTTCCTTCTCCGCTTTTGCTTGCCGCCGAGCTTGGAGTTTATCCAAATATTCCGGGGTGTACTCCTTCACGACCTTCGCAACCGCCCGAACACCAGAGCCGCCGCAAGCGTAGCAAACTCTTCCGGTATTGATCCACTTATCAAGCATCCCGTAACCGCTACATCTTGGGCAAGTAAAATCGTGATAAATCTTGGTTCCATTCTTATCGGTGCGAATGTACTTAACTAAATCCTGCCGTGCCATCTTGATGACCTCCTAAAAAGTCGGTAGTTAACTATCACATCTAATATTGTAAGCATTTAATATTAAATGTCAATACTATTTTTGTAGTAAATAAAAAATTCCCCGGAATTTATCCGGGGATGTGCTTGAAAAGGATATCTTCACATTGATGTATAATTTTCCGTGCTTGCCTTGGCGATTTATCGCACTCCTCCGCAAGCCGTTCAAATGTTAATCCGTCCAACAGGCGCAATTTGAGCATCCGGCGGCGGTTTTCTGCATCGAAACCGATTATCCATTCATCTATAAGGCGTTCTAATTCCGTCCTTCCAAGATCGCACAGTTTCATTTTGACCGCACACGACCTGTCCCGTGGCACATATTGCACTTCTTATAACCGGAATTACCGCCCGTCTTCCGGACTCTGCGTTTGATTGTCTGTTTTACCTTCGCCATAGATAGCATCTCCCGTGCCGCTTACAACTGCGGTTCCGATTCCGGTATCAACTTCCTGTGTGATAATTTCTTCGGCAAATTGCGACTCATAGATCAGCCAACCTACATTCGACCCGATCAGAGCAACGATCAGCACAAGGATTACGATCCACAGCCGCTTGTTGTTCCGCTCCATCCGGGTCATGTCGCCCTCATGTACGAAATAGGGAATCATTGCTGTATCGTTTTCCATCCTTTTCCCCTCCGTGGTTTTTTAACATTATACCACGAAAAGCCTTATTTCTCAACGGTTTCAGGCGGTTTGTCTTCATAGACGGGTATCTCAACAGCCTCAACATTTGCGGCATCGATCAGACCTTCACCGATAATGTACGCCACCACAGCCGCACCGGACATAATCAGAGCCGTTACCTGTACTGCCGTTTCCTGCGTACCGCCGAATGCAATAATCATTCCGGTCACGAACTGAGCCAGAGCCGCCCAAAACTTGCGAGATGTCAGCTTTTTCTTCCAATCGATCATGGTATTACCCCCTCATTCCAATTCTTCCCGGCTTACTCCACGGGTTAAAAGGTATTCGTACAGCTTATCGTCTGTTTCTTGCAATTTGTTGTGGTCATTGCCGCTCTGAAGGTGCTTTACGATCCTGTGAAGCGTTTTCAGAATCTCAGTAGAATCCTTTTGGCTTTCGTCAAAACGGCGGTTTCCTTGTTCCAACCGCTGATTCACAACAACTTGCCATGATTCGATGTTCGCTAACCTCTCTTTGATGCCTTCAATCTCTTTTGCACGGGCATCCCGTCCGGTCAACTTTTTCCACGCATCCACGCCCTTTGACAGCACGTTAATGCCCTCAAGCACGATCAGAATCACAGCAAGCGTTGTTAGCAGATTGCCGCCGTTCAAATCCACGTTAGGCATTGGTTTCACCCCCTCTCCGCTATCATCGTACCGCCGTACTTGCCAACAATTTCATCGGCCACGGCTTTTCCAAGGTGCTGTATATTGACGGTATACAGGGTAGTTTCACCGGAATTGAGTGCATCCCACGTTTTCGCACCTACAACGCCATCGGCGGTCAGACCGTTGTCGCTCTGAAACGCCTTGACAGCGGAAAGAGTCTTATTGCCGAAAGCTCCGTCAGCTCCATACGGGGACAGATCGTAGCCAAACTGAATTAATTTGGTCTGAAGCAGAGTCACGTACTCACCCCTGCTACCCTTCCTCAAAGTAGGGAATACCACGGGTAAATCACCACCTTCCAACCCTTTAGGCACTGCCCAATGTGTGCATTTTCTCGATAATTTCTCTTTTTTGACCTCTCCGGAGCAATGAATCATCATTCCTCCCCCTACATAAAACCCAACGTGTTCCATAACGCTCGGTTTTTTTGGGTTTTGCCAGAAAACACAACAAAGCCGTTCTGGAAGGGACGATATTTCACCCTTGCCAAGCCAATTGGCATCATTCCTCCACATGGACGATGCCCCACCGCCACTCATACTAATTCCCACACGGGACAATACTTGCTTGATGAATCCTTGGCAATCGTCAATCAACGTCCGTTCTCCGTTGGGGAACCACTTGCAACCGTCACAAGCAGATTTACTCCCATTCAGCACTTGACAACGCTTGATGGTCAAATCAGCTTCGCCGGATGGACAAGATGAACGCCCTGCGTATGCCTTGCGTTTTGACGGGTTGCATTGTGCGCCAACAGCACCCCAAACATATGACCAACCAATTTCAGCGTCAGCAGATGCTACAACAATCTGCGTCTTAGTCTTACCTTCAGCCTTAAGTCTGGCTACAAGATCGTCCACATATTTTGCGCTGTTCATGCCGTCACCACCTTTACAGTTTATTTTCACACACAACAGCGGTGATTAATACGGCAGGATGTTGAAATTTGTATAATTGCATAAAAAAGCGGCAGTTTTACGGATCTGCCAACCGTTTTACTTACCTCGAGTGTTCCTTACTTTGTAATACAGCAATTTTGCATTTCTTTCAGCAAACGGATTTCATTCTGCTGATCTTGAATCAATCTGATTGCTTTATCCATGACAGCAACTTCACCCCATTGACAATATTTGTCACGGATTTTGCATAATGCTTTAATCTCATCTTCCGTCATAACATCACCTTTTCCGGTAGTGCGTTCGGTTCATAAAACAGCAATTCCATTGTCATTTTAACAATTTAGCCACGTATTTCGCAGTTTCTTCAGCCGTCAGTTGAGATTCATCTCGTCTGGTTTTTCCTGCATACTGTATCACAATTTCCCCGTTTTTGAATTTCAGAACATTATAGTACCCTGTATTGTTTACCACATTGTCTGCAAATGAAATAATCTGCTCCATATTCTCTCACAAATATATATCGTGTTGGCCTATGAATCCCTAAGAAACACAGAAGCGACTTTTTGTACCTTGGTTGTTCGTGGTAGTACCCTATTATCATTTTACCTCCTACAATAAACAGCAATTTTCACTATTTGTTGTTTCAAGCATTTCCCATTCTTTGTCCGTCAACTGTTCTAATTCTTCCATCAGTTGATGGCACATTTCTTCTTCTGTGAATCCTAACTCAATCATTTTTACCCTCCTTAAACAGCAATTTTAATGGTTAACGTTATTCATGTTGACCACCATAATTACATCTGCCCAATCTAAAGCCTGTATGTCAATTTCATTATATGTGCTTTCTTGATGACCGTCTTTGTAGAAAATTATAAACATTGTTTTACCTCACTATACAGCAATTTTGAACGGGTGAGGATTTGCACCTCACATAGTGGACTGTAGCTCTTACCACCGCCTCGCATGCTCGCACCAGCACGTCTACCTATTCCGTCACCGCTCGATTCACTTATCGCATAATCTTCAACAGCTTTGCAATGTCCTCTTTTACATCAACAAATGCGGTTTCTCCATCTCCGGGCAACGGCTGTTTGAGGTAAAGCCGAGTAAAAGACAAATGCGTGTTCTCAGCGTCCTGCCCTTCACACTCGTCTGCAAACAGGATGTTCGTTGGGTCAACCAAGGCTGGCTTACCATTTACAGACAGATGAACTAAAATCATGTGTTTTCCAACCTCCGCTTCACTTCTGCCCGGTATTCCTCTGGCACTTCCATCAGCGTGATCCGTCCCCTGCGGATCATTTTAACATACATATCATACAGTTTGTCCGGATTCATATTTCGTCTTCCTCCTTACTTATTTTCGAGCCTTGCGACCCGGTCTGCGAGCGTGTTGTACATGGTCTCCCAGCGGCTGATTGTTTCGTTCATTTGATTCTGCAACTGCTGAATCGTGCTGATCTGGCTCTTCTGTTCCTTCTGTGCCTGTTCCACCCGTTCGGCAGTATCGCTCATGTTTTTCTTGGCAGTAGCAACAATCCCGGCAAGCTCAAGCACAGACATGGAAGTCATGTCGAGATCGTCCTTGATGGCTTCCTGTGCATCTTTCCCAAGCTGTGAAACATGGTACTTGATCGTAACGACATCGCTCCCATCCTCGCCGGGAAGCTGAATGGATGCCATGCCCTCCACATACCACTGCCCGATCTGCTCCTCATTGTCATTCAGCTGAATGATACTGTCCCCTTCAACAAGGGCAAAGTCAGCGGAAATCTGAGCAAAGTCCGCTTCAGAATGAATCCGAAGCTCACCGATTCCGTTCTGAACCATCCAATTGGGATTGTCGTACTGTTTTCCTTTGATTACGAGAATCATTTTTTATTCATCCTTTCTTTTTTATGCTGTGCGCTTCCACATATAAACCGCTAAGTACGGAGGGAGAATTGAGAACGCTGTGCCATCACCACTGTTTCCAATTGTACCGGAAGCCGTTACGCTGTGAGTATGGTTGGCACTGATGCCTTCGGAAGTACGAGTGGAGTGGGTGTTTGCTCCGCTGTGAGTATGAGTATTGCCGGAACCATTCGAGTCTACAGTTCCTGTATTTGCTTTATTGGCAGTATCTACTGATCCGGGCGTAATCTGACCATACCCGGATTGTTGTCTCCAAAGTACTCCACCATGGCTATGGCTCGCCAACTGTGCAACGCTAATGGCAGTGCCGCCCGTTGTGGTCGCATAGTAGTCCGTGTAATTGTGCGTATGTCCTGCACTCTCATTCCCGGTATCCACAGCACTTCCGGTAAAGGTGTGGTTGTGGCTTGGCATCTCCGATGTTGTCAGTGTATGGGATGCGTTTCCGCCTGTGTCTCCGGCTGTATACGTGTCTCCTGCGCCAAGCAGGAAACGATCTTTCAGCTGTTCCCATGTCGTTCCGTCAAAGAGCGTAGATGGAGAAGTGGAAGCAACGGACATATAGATTGATCCGACAGGATAGATCAGATCGACCACAGCCGCCTGTGACAAAATATCAGATGGCTTTTTTCCGCTGTCCGTAATGTTGCCATTTGCATCCAACCCGGCGAAATTCCCGTTCGTTGCATTGGAAACCTTGGATGCTTTATTGTTGATCGCAACATCTACCTTCGTGGAGTCCTGCGGCGACATAGGAAGCGTACTGCCGTAGACATTCTCAACGGCTCCAGTATCACCCTTCGGAATTCCGAAATTGAATACAGGCGATTCCGGCGTGCTGGTCTGATCCAGCTCCACATACGCCTGCTGATTCGGAGTCAACGTTGTAACAGAACCGATGGAAACATTCGGGGTAATTCCGGTCGCTCCACGGATACTTGCGGTCGTATCGCTCGTTCCGTCATCATAATAGATAGTCAGCGTATAATCGGCGTTCAGCGTAACATGGTCGATGCCCGTTCCCGTTTCACCTTTGATACCCTGTGCGCCGGAAAGGTCACCAATGTAATGCCATTCCCTGTCGGACTCATAACAATAAAGTTTTCCGGTGTCAACATCTTCAACGCTTCCGGTGTCGATCATAGCATAAGACGGAATCTCGACTTCTTCCGAATACGCTTCCATTTCCGCAATGCTCCGGAATGTATAGTTGATTCTGAAATCTTTGCCCTTGTCGCCCTTAGGAATACCAAACGCAACGTGCTTGTGACCATTGACTTCCGTGATGGTAACGCTGGCTTGTGATCCTTCCGGGGAAGTCGTGGCGGCTACCGTCATATTGTCAATCTTGCCAGCGGCAGTATTAGCGGCGGCTGTTGCCGTATCTGCGGCGGTCGCAGAAGCATTAGCTGTCCCTGCGGCTGTATTGGCAATGGTCGCTTTTTCGTCCGCATTAGCGGCGGCTGTGTTCGCTGTTCCAGCGGCAGTATTGGCCGCTGTTGTGGCGGCATTTGCATTAGCCGTGGCGGTGTCCGCATTTTCAGCGGCAGTATTGGCTGTTTGCGCCGCTGTATTCGCCGCAGATGCCGCATCATTGGCATTCCCTGCGGCGGTGTTCGCCAATCCAGCTTTTGTATCCGCATTTTCAGCGGAAGTGTTTGCTGTTGTTGCCGCAGTATTGGCAAGCGTGGCCTTGTCGTTGGCATTGCTTGCCGCCGCATTCGCCGTATTTGCCGCAGTATTGGCGTTGCTCGTAGCGGCATTGGCGTTTGTAGTGGCTGTGTTCGCCGCCGCCGTTGCCGTGCGCATATTTTCGATTTCTGCCAGCAATTCAGAAATATCCGGGATAACGTGTCCGGGGTCAACAAGCGTATCCGTACTCGTCCGATAAACATTGGACACACACGCACCAACGGTAACAGTTCCAACCTTGATAACAATGCTGATCTGTCCAACCACAATATATGCAGAAGCAGGAAGGACGATACTCGCCTTGTTATCGGAAAGAGTTCCTGTGACCATGACCGTTGCGCCATCAGCACGGATCACATACCCTGTAACCGCACCCGTTAATTGAGCTGGCTGTCCGTTGTCCAGCACCTCTACGCCGATCAGATTCCCGTTTTTGTCTGCGCTGAAAAGGTTCCCTGTAAGAGGTTGCACTCGCATCGGCTTCTTCAAGTCACTTTTCAGCCATGTTTCGTAGACCAACTTTTTCACCTCGCTTTGTAACAAATTCCTTCAACGCCGCCAAGCGTGATGGTTCTGTTTTCATCCGTAACCTTCACAAATACGCTCACAAGACCCGGAGTAGTATAAGCCGCCGCAGGAAAATCCACCCATGCCTTATTGCCCTGCTTTTGCCCTGCTGTGGTGATCGTAGATCCGTCTGGCTTTACGATGTACCCTATCACACTCCCTTGCAGTTCAACAGGTTCACCTTCTTTTGTGACATTCACACCGACCCTGTTTGCCATGTCATCCATTGAGAAAATCAGATCAAACGCCTTTACCTCCGGCAAACTCATTGTGTCTGTATTCACCCAATGTTCACGAATCATCTTTTTCCTCCAAAATGGGTTCACTTGTGATTTCCGTATTCTCTCCAATAAGCCATACATCAGTTGTGATGT